CATCACGCTGTTCAAAAGATAGATCTTCTAAGCTCATAATTTATCCCCTTTCGAGATTAGATAACTTTCTTAGTGTCACCAGGATGTGACATAGACATCATATTTTTGTAGCCAGCTTTAGGCGCAGCAGACAAGCCACCAAACTCGGAATAGCGTGGAGTATTGATAACTTGACCGTTCTTCTGATTGTTGTCAGTAGGTCTGCGTGGTAGGGCAGCGCCACGAGGTTTAAAAAGTTCCATAATGTTTCCTTACATTGCGGGGGTTGCGGAAGGTGCGCCACCTGGTAATCCGCCAGCAGGAGCTGGAGGAGGTACTGGAGTGGACATACCTGGGATCGTTGGTGCTTGTGCCATTGCTTTGCCTTCAGCCGTTGCACCGCCAGCTTGGGGTAGGGTTTGCAACATCTGCATAATCTCAGTAGGTTGCAATTCGTTGGTCTTGGATTTTTTAGGTCCGATGACTTTGTTAATTACACCGATGGCGTTCAAAATAGAACGACCTTCTTCAGAATCTGATCCTACGGCTGGCAGAGCTTGTTCTAACAAGTCTTGCGCCATAGATAAGTTAATCATGGCTGCTTCACGGTTACCCATCTTGGGTTCTGGGGTACTCATTGGAGATCCCATTGGAGCAGCGGAGTTTTCAGACATTCCTGTAGGAACTTCAGGAGCTTGGGGTACACCAGTAGGGGTTGCACTATCCCGTTGGGATTTAATCATTTGCATTAACTGGTCTGAAGGTACGCCCATAATTTTTTCCTATTAAGTTTTCAGTAATCGTAATCTTAAACTATCAATTGTCAAGTGGGGGGTATTATTTTTGATTCCCTCCCCCCAAGGGAGGTTTGTTCGGTCAGTCCGAAGCAATCCTAAAAAGGATTACTTACGAGCTTTACGACCTTTACGAGCTTTGCGTGCCATGTTGGAATCTCCTAATTAGCAGCGGTCACCTATTTCATGGGGAAGGCAGCCACACCCCTTTTCTCCCGTGAAGGAAACTAATTAACGCTTAGACTTGCGTGATTTCTTGTGCATTTTACGCATTTGGAATCTCCTAAATTAACTATCCCCTAGATTTATTACTTGCAGCTCTTACGACCTTTTTTCATCTTGCGTGCCATAATTTTCTCCAAAAATGACTATCCCCTAATTGCCCTACCGTAATTCCGAGTTTTAGGACTACGATCAAAACTCTGAACACCTTGTACACGATACTGCAAATTCGGTCCTTTTTCACCACGCTTCAAAGATTCAGTGGTTACTCTTGGCTGATCCGCTTTTGGTTGTACATTACCTTGTGCCATTATTCTGCTCCATGCTCTTTCTTAGAGTGCTTCTCTTTAGGCGCTTGTGCGGGTGGATGAGGTTGTGATGCTTGTTTTTCTTCCATCTTTTTCAAACGCTGTTTTAGCAATTGTTTACCTGGAGCTTCTACCATGTCAAGCAAAGATTCTTTATCAATTGCGCCAGCTTTAAATAAGTTAAATGCTAATTGCTTTGTATCTTCAGTAAAGATTGGGCTGTTAGAGTGAGCATCCACTTTAACCACAAAATCGTTAGTAAATTGCTCTGCAATAAACGGCACATCTTCAGTATCTCTGTAATGTGTTGGATCGTACTGTTGCATCAGCTTGAGATATAAGGTTGCGACCTTTTCCAAGCTATCTTCAACAATCAAAGCCCGTTTTTTAGCTCTTGAGCTACCTAATCTGGCTAATTGGCTTGCATGACCAGCAGAACGAACCCCTGCTTCGCCTTTTCCTTGCAATACATTACCAATACCTGATACTTCCTCAAACATGGCACTGATCTCATGGATTACTTCAAATAAATCAGGTGGCATCTGTGGTGCTAGACGCTCTGCCTTAGCATTAGGCATATCAGAGCTTAATAAACCGCCTGGGCGATTTAATGCAAAGTTTTTCTCATCCAAAATGCCAGAAAAGCCAGTTAACGCTGTTGGAGGGCTAACTTGTTTAGATAACAGATCCAAAATCTCTACCCAACGGACATTGAGCAATACTTGAAGTTGCATCAGCTTTTGAACTTCGGATGCACCCCAGAAGTAGTTTGGCAATGGGTTAGGACAGATCTGTACAAAAGGACATTCACCCTTGAGGAATAAGGATGCGCCTGGTCTGTCGTAAATAATGACATTAGGCGCTGCGGTAGTAACTACTTGGTAGTCTTGGGTTTCATCATTCCATACCCATAGTTCAGTCATCTCAACGGTATCTTCACCGACTTGAGGTTTGTAACGGTTTACGCCATACAGATCAAGGTTGATGTTGCCGTAAATAGTTGGATTGGTTTGTGACATCACAATCCGATTGACGGCTTCAGGAATCTCCGATTCAGATACCCGTGTGCCTGTCGTAATGCGTTTTACGATCTCATCACGCTTTGGATGTGAATACAGACGGGCATATAGTTCACTTTTAGTGATGTAGTAGGTTTGAACAAGGGCTTCTTGCCTGTCTGTATAAGAAATATCTTCACGCAACACCCCAATAGAATCAGGTTCAATCAGGTATGGGTTAATACCGTTGTTGTAAACGAGCTTAACAAAAGTGGTGTTGTAGCACAGCGCCCATGTCAAAGCAGTCGAGAAAACCTGGTCTGCATTGGAGTTCAGCCACTCATCGTTGAGGGCTTGGGTTAAGCGTGGTGTCTTGCGTTGCTCTGAATCATTAACAGATGCGCCTAATTGAATAGAAAACCGTGTGGTTTCAGAGCTGTAAAGAAAACTGGTTAACTGATCTAAGTGAGGATTGATCTTGTTGAAATACGCTGGTGGTTCTTCAGGACCTGCGCCAAACAAATAATAAGCCCGCTGAGTGGTGTAATCACCTTTGCGGGCTTCTTTCGATACCGAACATTTTGCAATGAGATCTAAATAAAAATCTTCTCTATCTTCAGGTGAATTAGGTATTCTCATCGCTTAATCTGTAAGTTATCAGGATCTCTCATTGTAGAGCTTGGATCAATTGTAGGTCCTTTTATAACTCCAGCTTGTTGCGGTGTCAAGCCTACTTGCTCATCTCTCACAGGTTTAATTGCACCACCTCTGAGAAGGGATTGCATATTCAATCCTTGGAAGCCTTGCGAACCACCTCCCCAGATAGCAGCATCGCCTGGGCGGGCTTCTTTGGGCGCTTCGGGTTGCGAGATAGGTTTTCTGGAGAGCTTGTCTTTGTCAACGCCTTTTTTGCGGGTTGCGTACTTTTCGGCTTCTGCGTATTCTTTTTCGGTGAACTTGTTTTTCTTGGTGAGGAAGCCTTCTTGGTGTTCGCCTTCACGGGTGGTTTTGATGTCTGACATTCCGAACTCGATTGCGAGTTGTTTTGTGGACTTGTCCGTGAACTTGGTTTTGTTGCTGATAAGGTTAGGAGCTTGCAAAAATACGACCATAACTTCTTCATGACAATCCTTCATTGGACATTGTGGTTTACGGGATTCAAAATACCCATGCTTCGGACATTTGTAATCATTTACTACTGCCATTGTTATCTCCCCTTCAATTGCTCGTCAAGTGTTAAATCTGAATAATCATACTTTGGTTTAATACCCATGTTAATCTTAATCTCACCATTAACCAATGTCAATTTAGATGATTTTTGCAACACAGGCTTTGCTTCTTTGCGATATTGAACGAATAAAGTTCGATCACGGTTCTGCATGATGGCTACTTCACCCCGAATCCACTCTTGATAGGCTTTAGATACCCGTCTTTGCACATATTCCGTCATGGGTTCGCTTTCATTGATAAAAACATCCCGAATATGGGCTACAGACAATCCAGCCAAGTCAGCAAAGAGTGGAATACTGATACCACGCTCTTTATCCTTTAAAAACCGTTTAATGATGCGTCTTAGCTCTGATCTAGGATGGATTTCCAGTTGAGTTGCCATATACGCCTATTCTTTTAAGGTAATCCGATACATTACGCCCTACTGTAAGCTGTTCAGGGGTGAAATCATCTTGTACACGGGATACTTTGCGGGTTAGCTTCTGGGCTATTAGCCTTGGTTGCACTTGTTCAGCATACGCAGCGCAAGCTAGGGCAGTAGCAATTACCCGATCATCCTTGTTGCGACCTGACGCTTCGATAGAGCTACCATCACGGATAGTGGTTTTCATCTCCTCAATGGTGTCCATATCCCAGATGTCTAACATCCCACGCTCAAAGTAATCCTTCATGTAGGTGAGCATCCGCTCTTTAGTCGCTGCGGTAGTCATCCAGCCAATCGAGTTAGATAGCCCACCAATGGTGTCATTTCTGCGCCAGATGTAGTTTTGCATATTGCCGTACACATCCATGAGGTCTTTACCCAACGCTGTACCCATTGCAGCAGCCTGACGCTTGAGATTACGCAGTTCATTGATGACCGCTTGACCTGGACCATTGATCTCCAAGTTCAATGTGGAGTTTTTGTAAGCACCAGCTAGGTGGGCAATCACCCAAGCAAACTGATAGGTGTTCATTTCAGAGGTGGCAAAGGTGGCTACCTGCTCTAACCCATCAGCGTAAACCCTTAGTACTTGGATACAAAAACGATCAGCCCAATCACTACTTCCGTAAGCTGGATCAGCGCCAATAACATAATAAGCAGTATCAACAGGTTCTTCCCATACCTTGAGGGTGGCAAGTCGCTCTGTAGATTTAAGTACTTCCGTGTCTTGGAAATTAACTCCGAAACTATAGCGGTAGGAATCATAGGGTACTTTCTTTAATCGTTTGACGGCATCGGTACACCGTGCATTAGAAAAGAAGGATGTGCCTGTCATCACAAAGGCATAGTCCTCAGTAGGTGGAAACTCTTGATACATCAGGCTATCGTCTTTGATACCCTCGTATAGTTTCCAACGCCACCATGCTATCTGACGAGAATTGATCTCTACGCCATATAGCTTCTTAATATCTCTAGTCCACTCTTTTTCTTCACCAGTGAGCTTGCCATCCCAATAGACTTTGTAGGTCTGTCCTTCAGGATCAAGGGAGTACAACTCATTACGCCACCAGCCACAGAAAATCGCTCTCTGGGTTCTAGCCCGTTTAGCGGTGGTGTACATATCGTGAAACATATTGAAACCACGAGCTGTCGATTCAAAAGTGTATAGACGGTCAGGGTTGGTTTCCGCAAGAGAAGCCAAGAGGGAAGCTAGTCCTTCTTCATCTCCCCACGAGGATGTTTCAGTTCCGTGTAGGTATGTAATAGCCTTGCCACGACCAAGACTTCCTTTAGCTCTAAGTCCAGCGACTTGATAAAAGATACGGCTGCGATTCTTGAGGGAAAGCTGATTTCGGTTGTGAGCAAGGATCGGGATTTTGAACTCTTTGGGCAAACCATCCATATACATGGCAAGGGTTGTCCTGAACATATCCCTGTTTTCTTCCGTATCCGTTGTAAGTGTTCCCTGAAGCCCTGGGTGCATGAAGTGCCAATAGAGATCGAGTGCGAGTGAAATTGTAGTGATGCCAAGTTGCCTTCCTTTCAATATGACAAAGAAATGGCAGTCGTTCTCCAATCCCTTTGTGATTTCTTGCATGACATAGGTTTGAGTACCTAAGAGGTTATCCATCTTTCGTAAGCCTTGCTCTTTAGTTTCAATCTTGAGCTGCTTACAAAAGTGGTAAAAGTGTTGAAGATTAAAGTTCTTCATTTTTGATCCAAGGTAGTTTTCCGTTGTACTTACCCAACATAGTGTAGTTTCCTTTTTCAAAGAAATCTTTAGTAACGGAATATTCGTTGCCACCTAGCCGAAAGCAAAAGGTACGCTCCCCTGACCAAGTAAAGTTTTGAAAGGCTTGCCGAGCTACCTCATAAAACTTGCGATCTCCACCCCACCCAGGTTGAGATAGGACATTAGCTAGGGCTTTTAGTAAAGGCGTTTTCATACCCCACATACACCAATCAACAAAGCGGTGACCATCCGCTTGCCAACAGTCGTGTAGCTCTCCTAGGGCTTCGCAGTCATCGTCAAGCAAATAGTTGCCCTCCTTGTCATACACTGACCTAAGGCAATACGCCCAATCATAACCTTCTTCAATCTTGGTCATAATGGATTGCACATGGTTTGGTTTGTACCAATCATCGTCATTGCAAAAGAAGGTGACATCTTCATTGACTAAAAAGGCGCTGGCAGCGTACAGCCGTCTGCCCTCTACATCCTTGCCACCGACCTTACCATCCCAAAAACAGACTTTGGCGTTGGTAAAGTAAGATCTGACCATTTCGTACTGATACCAATCATCATCACAAAAAATATAGTGGGTACAGGGGTAGGTTTGCTTGGCTATGGAATCTGCACATTGCTTTAGCTCCTCCATGCGCTTTCCGTTGGTTACGGTCACTACGGCTGCGGTTTTCAATTGTGTTTACCTAGTTTTTTGAGTTCAAAGTTGGGTAAATCCCAATACGCTACTTTTAGCCTAGCACTATGGTTTTTAGCCAGATCAATAAGGCTGGCATAGGTCATTGGGCTAAACCGTTCTTTCCATTCACTGGCTAGGGCTACTTTTTGCTTTTTGGTACGGCAAGACAAGGCACGCATCATTTCGGTCTTGTACATTTGTCTTTCCGCACATAGCTTTTCCCAATCAGTGTCTTGCATCGCCATCCTCTGGTCCATCTAACAAGGACTTGAGGTAAGCAATTTCACTTTCAGCTTGCATGAGCAAGCGGGAGGATTCTGCATGGACACGCATCAGCTCATGGAAGATCTTTTCTTTATCCATATTCCAGATGCGTTGCATATACATCTTCTTGGCTTGGTCATCGGCTTTCTCAATGTACTGCGCTACTGAGATCACACTGTTGCCGTTTATTCCGTTCTCCATACTCTTACCCCCTCGTTATCTACTCTGGCTATGAACTTGCGATTTAGCTGTTTGCCAGCTCGATAGTTGGCGTTACAGACGATTTGTAGCTTCCCCGTTGGCACAAAGAATGATTCTCCGACTTCCATGACCTTATATGGGTACACATTGCGCTTTTTCTCAGGGGGTATTGGAATATTTTTTTCAATTGTTATACTCATACTGTTCTCCTTCTAACACTACTTATCATACACTATCATGATACACACATACAACGAATATCATCTAGGTGATAACCTTATTCACCTTAATTGGCTACGCAAGGTAGCGTTACAAGAACCGCACCTAGACTTTACTCACCACTGTCACCCTCAGTATCACAGCCAGTTAGAACCTTTGTGTGAAGGGGTTTCTATAGAGCTTGCAGATCTGTCGATCCCTCCGTCTAGTATTCACGCCTGGATAGGGGTGGATAACTATTTTCACAACCACCCACTAAGACGCAAATGGGCGCAATTTCACTTAGCGTGGTTTGACCGACTATCGGATCAGATGGAAGTAGGCAATCCCATAGCTTGCGTAGAGGACTTACTGTTCGATTACCCTGCGCTATCCGCTCCTTCCAGATACGAGTTTGATTACCTCATCATCAACAGCCCTCCCCAATCAGGGCAGCTTCCTTCCTATACCCGTCAATTCTTTGAAAAACGGGTACGAGATCTAGCAAATCAGGGGTTAAAAGTCATTACAACCTACCCTACAGGGATGTGTCCATGCACCTTAGAAGCCAAATATACGGTCACTGACATCGGCGTGTTATCTAAATCGGTGAGCTACATTGAAGGCGTAGATACAGGTCCAATGTGGACTACGCATAATATTCTCAATCAAAACAGCGTAGTACAGCGTTTGATCTACACCAACGCTTCCGATAGCTTTGATCTTTCTAAGAATGTGATTGTTAAACAAGCGCTAGAAAACTAGATTTTTTTTTGGGGTGGAATCGGAGAGGGGTACGCACTCCACCTAACTCAAACCCATTCACTTGGTCGTAATCAGTCTAGATCTATCTGTATCGGTTACTGGTAGCCAATATAAGCCTATAGATACTATATAAAGGTTTAGCGCTATGTTTTGGAGGGAATTCCCCTAGAGAAAAAGGTTTTTCAAAAGAGAGCGAGAGTAGTCAATCCATCCCCCATTCAAATTAACCTACGCTATATCTATACATATATTTACTAACCTATATGACAGACTATAGTTTATAAATACCTAGATGATCTAGAAAATAGCTATATAGATCTATAGTATATAGAAGTATAGCTATGCGCCATAGTATCAGACTATTGGTTTTTAAACAACGATAGAAAAAATTATTGTTTGATTGTTTGCATATTTCTATATTTATGTATAATCATA